CTCTACAAAGCAACCATTTTCGGCAAATCATTCATGCTTGGATGGTTCAGTCATGCGGACAAATGGTATCATAAAATTGGAATAATATATTGAGACGATGAGAGCAGCCGAAAAGAAACTAAGAGACAGACACGCCCGTCTGCCTGAACAATACAAGAAAGTAGACACGACAGTCAACGGAGATGCAGAAAACCTGATAGAGGAGCGCAGACAGCTTGAAAAGAACTTGGTTCCTCTTCGCCTTAGCAACACTACCGTTATCTACGTAACAAAGGATAAGCAAAACGAAGCGTATGCAGCAGTGGCGCGTAAACGGATGGGAATAGCCGAACCGAGGAAGGTGTTTGTTGACCCTCTTTCACAGGAGAACATTACAAAGATGTACAAGGAGGACGGCATATCTCCCCGCAGAATGGCCGAAATATTGAATGTAAGCGTCAGGACGGTGTATCTAAGATTAGCCAAATACGGGCTTACAAAAGTGAAATGCAGATAATTAAAACTTGTAATTATGAAAAATATTAAAAGAAAATACAGTTTCTCTGATATAGAGTTTAAGCCTTACTTTACAGAGGAAGAGGTAAATTTTATCAAAAAGCTGAAATTGATGAAAGATGTTGATAAGTACATGCAAGGAGTGGTTGAGTTTGAGAATGGTTATGGCGTCAGTGTACTTTTAGGACAGTTGTTTCATTCAGACGGCAAAGATACATACGAGGTGGCCGTTACCTATGACGGCCATATAATCAACCGATATAACGAGCAGTGGGTAGAATGCTTCTTGAACCGCGATGAAGTTGAGAAGCTGATGAATAATGTTGCCGGACTTAATCCTATTGTTGTTGATTCGTTCGACAAAGGCGATTACCTGGTGTATAATTTTGATAAATATCATACATATATAGCCAGTTCGGGAAGAGAAAACATTAGATTGTTTGGTTCTTTTTACGAAAGAAGAAAAGCCACCTACGAAGAAAGAGAGAAGATATTCGAGAGTTTGAGAAAATCATTAATTTTTTAAACAAAAGCAATGGAAGATAATACATTAGACCAAAACCTTTATACCACCGCAATGAAAGAAGCGTTAAAGGTGGAGTTCTTGGAAAGCAACGAAGAGATTAAACTATATGCCGCCTCGCTGTATAATGCGATGGTATGGGGTAGAAATCATACGGTTAAAGTAAAATATTAAGTTTTTTATTTGGCGTTATAGAAAAAGGACGTATATTTGCAGCGTTACACATATTTAGTGGCAGGCGGTTGTCTGCTTTGTGCAGGCATTTTTTATGCTTGTAAGTACGCTGTATATATAATACAACGGTCTGCAAACCTGTGAGGAAAGTTAACAGCTTCCCAACTGCCACTAAGGTATGTGTAACGACGGGTTAATTGCAGACCGTCTTCTTTTCTGCAATGCCATAAAACGTTACAAAAATGGCAAATGAATTAAATTCAAACAAGAAAACAATGAGCTCTCTTGAAATTGCAGAGCTCGCAGGTAGAAACCACAAAGATGTTATGCGCTCCATTCGTGATATGGAACCAGCATGGGTGAAAGAAGGTGGGCGCAATTTTGCGCTGACCTCTTATGTTGACCAATGGAACAGACAGCAACCATGTTACGAATTGGATTACAAAGAATGTATGTATATAGCTTCTAAGTTTGAAGATGGGACAAGGGCGAAGTTAGTCCTTCGTTGGGATGCGTTGGAAACCGGGAAAGCTAAGCCAATGATTTATCAATCTAAAATCAAGCGTGAACCAACTCTAACAACAAAAATTCGTGTCAGCCTTGAATGGATAAAAGGTGTGAGCGAAATGCTAAATCTTAATGATTCTTCAAAACTTGCATTGCTTGGAAAAGTAGCAGAACCATTAAACTTGCCACTTCCCGACTACACCCCGTCAAAAGGAATATTAAAATCAGCAACCGACCTATTGAAAGAACGGAAAACTCAAATATCCGCACGTGAATTTAATACGGTAGCAATAGAAAAAGGTTACCTGTGCGAACTGGAAAGAAAATCATCATACGGGCAAAAGAAGAAATTCAAGTCAATTACAGAGAAAGGTCTTTCTTTCGGAGAAAACCAAGTAAACCCGAACAATCCGAAAGGCACTCAACCGTTATGGTACGAAAGCAAGTTTGATGAGTTATTGGCCGTATTAGGGTTTCATTTCATAGGAGAAACTAACTAATAATATAGCTTATTGAAAATCAGAAAAAGGCAATAGGTTATTACAAGAAGGGGGTCTGTGCTTTACCGACCCCCACTGTAAATCAGCCTGCCCGCTTAAAACCTAAAACAAATATTCATCATGGAAAGAAATACAATACCCGCTAAAAAGCAATATGACGTCAGCGCAATGGGCGAATTTTTTAGAGACATTATAGCTCCTGAAGAACTTAGAAAGGAACTCGTAGAACTGGCGTTTGATTATGCGCAATACGTAGATGAAGGAAGCACAGATTTGTTTAAAAACAATATGAGTACCATATACATACTGTATAGGGCACTGGAGGATGTGAAAGAATTAAAGACACAGGGTTAATAGCATAGCCAGCTTTACCGCAACAATAAGCGGTATAGCATTGCAAATAACGTCCTCGGCTATCTTTAGAGCACGTTCCATTGCATCATAGCAAGCAGTCGGCAGAACATCCAGTGCGGTAAGTCTTCCGACTGCTTAATCAATATGTCTAATTGTTCATTCATAGCTATATTTTAGGCACATGTAAGACCAAATTTTATTATCTCCCGGCATCCAATCTTCATCGTCAAACCAAAAGGCATACGCCGCTTCGATAATATCCTCTCCGTCCAAAACCTTGCATAGATCGGCCCAAAAAGCATTAAAGGCTACGTATTTATCCCAGCGGGTACATCCTGACGGGAAATTCTTGTTCTTGGTGGCTTCCTCTATCTGGTCTACCGTCCAATATCCACCCTTGTGTTCGTTGCCTTCCTTGTCTGTGTATTCCATATCGGCAACATCGTGCATGGCAAACTCTTCATTGTAATGGCATCCGCTCATGGCACCGTACAGCTTCCTCAACGCCAGCCAATACTTTTTAGGCTCTTTCTCTTTCATCGGCTCCAGCACATCCGAAAGAATGCGGGTGCTCTCTATCATTACAGCTTCACCCTTGCCTTTGCCGTACTTTTCTATCAATTCATAAATAGTCATAATCTTTTCCCTTTCTTTTAATTAGTAGTATGTTTCTTATCTGAATATCCTGCTTGCACCTCTTAGTAACACCTCAAAAATGGCATCCCCGGTAAGGTTTGCTCCCACCTCCCGCCAAAAATTGGGTTTGCTTTGCTTTCTGATTATTTGAAGCAGCAAGTCCTGCTGGCGAAGGTGATGTTCGTTGTTCTTTTCAATGTCTTTTTGTAATAATAAAAGAGCCTTGACACCGTCATCCTTGCAGTTACCTATACACTCGTTGAGGTATTTGTCCATGCAATACTTCATAATCTTCTTGTTGCCCATATTGTTATTTCTTTCCGCATGACGGGCATTTAACCGTCTTTGCGGGCTTTGGTTTTACAATTACAAATCTTCCCATAACCGATCGTATTTTTTGTTTATATAAGCCAAAAGCAAATCAATCCATAGTGCGGCCAAAGCGCACAGAAAAGAAACAAGGATGCAACGAATAACCGGACCTCCGCATGCAATGCTGTAAGCCAGCGTGAGCCAAAAGCTGATACACTTGCTGCATTTCAGCTTCTCTGATAAGCGTCCTATCTTTCCCGGGTTTACCGGAACAAGTCTTTTCAAAATGCCTGATATGGCGTCGAAAAGTCCCAAATAGATGAACAGGCATACGGAAACGGTTATTATCATTGCATCCCCAATCATACACTACTTGTTTTTGGATGATTTGGTTTCGTTTGCTAAGCTTTCATCTTCACCAAGCAATGCAGCTACGGCAGGCGCAGGAGCAGGGCTTGTGACAGTCAGGCCGAACTCTATTTCCACCGCATTTGTTTTCGTGCAGCAGTCTTGTACGTTGGTAGGACTTACCAGCACATTAGGCGTAACGGTAAGCGTTGCGGATGTGGGTACTGTGGTTGAATAGAACGGTACGGTAATTGAAGTGAACACTGTATCCGTCTGCGGGCATACGTCACAATTGTTGCATCCGCATACGTATGGCAGATAACTTACCGAACCTACCAATTGGATAGACAGCGAATAAAGGTTTCCGCCTAAAGAATCAATAGACTTTAAAACGGCCCTCATGGTCCCGCTCAAAGGATATTGGGCGGTGATACAGATGTTCCGGTTACGACACAGATAATGAATCAGGTCAATGTAATACATTATTGGGGATGGTGTCGTAGTCCCTGTGGCTACGGGGACAAGCTCCAATACGGAGGTTTGTCCCGATTTGTTTTTACAACAGCTCATAATGAATCGTTTTTTTATTAATATTATTCAGCAACGGGTTCCTCTGCTGATTGAGGGTATTTCTTTGGAGCCGGCACCCGGCTCTTCATCTCTTTTACAGAATCAGGCGTTCCTACACCCAGCAGCACATCGAGTTTTGTTTCAATGTTTATCAACCGTTGTTCCGTAGCTATCAGGAACTTATTGTTTGATACTGCTATCTCGTAAATGGCTTGTATGTATTCGTTCATATTGTTTTGTTATTTAAAATATTTGATGATTTGATTTTTTACAAACAGGTTGTCTTTCCACTTAGGGACGCATTCTGTCAGCTTTTGGGCTGTTACCGCTCTTCCCTCGGAAGCATGTTCGTTTACAAAGTTCTGCAATGCCTTTGAGGCTGCATCCGCTTCTTCCTGCGTATCGGCATATACTTTAAAATTTATCTCAAATCCTTTCATAGTGCATTTATTTTAATTATAACGGAGGCAGAGGCGGTGATACTGGAGCAGCCCCCGAAGGCGGCATGCCACCTCCTTTTTTCAGGCTTTTCAAGAACTCTATACCTTGCATGATATCGTTCTGATTTTCTTTCACCCAGCCGAATATCGTTCCGGCGGTATCCCTTACCTGTTGCATGGTTGTGGGAGGAACAACATCAAACGTAGGCAGTTCTTCCATGTCCTTAGCGAGAAAATCATACAGCTTCTCCGCTTCCTCTACGTTTCCTTTGGCTATCATCAGAGTTTGCATTTTCAGTGCAACCTTACTGGTAGGCTTTATCATTTTCAGCATTTCCATATTGTATTTTTTCTTTCTCCAAAACATAAGTAGCAATGTTTTTTGTAAAAAGGGAAAGGCTTAGTGCGCCCTTCCCCGATACCGAAATGCAATTAGCCGTTGCAAGGACATCCGCAAGGCTGCGGTGCGCTGTACAATGCTACGGGCTGCGGACACATCTGTGAGCGACCAGTCAAACGGTCAGCCACGATCTGTGCTTCTGCCTGTGCGTATGCGCTTGCTCCTGCTCCCGCCAAAGCGTTAGCCGTAGCGCCTGTCTGAACATTTACGTAGTCAATCATGCGAGGTTGCTGATTTACACGTTCTGCGCGTTCTGCAATAGCCAGTTGAGCCAGTCGGTCAATGTCTCTTTGGTTAGCTTTGCTTCCCTGTGCGGCATAAACGCCACCGAAAATCCAAGCGCCGATACCAGTTAACAAGGCCGCACTACCGATAGTAATAGCTGCAATTGATGTTCCGCTGGGTCTCTTCGCTGTTTTTTCAGCCACCATGAAGTGCTCGTAGGAACTCATGTCGGTTCCGTCGGACATGGCTTTCATTGCCATTAAATCTTCTGCTGTCATAGTCATAAAATATTTATTGTTTCAAGGCAGCCCGATGTAGGCTGCATGACAAAGGACGGCAGAATCAATGTGCTATTATAGAAGAAACGAGCGGGTTATGGGCAAGTTCGGAGCTAATTTCGTGCAGGCAGTTTTTTACGCTCCACTTGTTTATCTTTACATCAAAATGGTTGCGTATCCTGTTTACCGACTGGCGGGGTATCTTAGTTTGGCGCGATATCTCCTCGTCCGTTAAAAACTGCGATAAGAAGTACACCAAAAGATAGCGCGCGTCTACGCATTCTTCTTTTTTACTGTCTATCAGTTCCAATTCTCCAACCCCTGTATGCCTGCATACCGTAGACATCATAATCTGATACAAATCTCCTGTTTTCATATTATTCTGCTTTAAAACATGTAATTATTAAAAACAAAAATCACAACCCGGCGTTATTAAACTCGAAAGCCTCGTAACAACTCGGATTGTGATTGTTGTCTCTTGTGTTCGTTTCGCAGACAGAGAACAAGAGATAGGGGCTTTCTTTCTACTCTAAGCCCCGAAAGAGCGTCAGCTAAATCCAACTTCTACACTTATTTCTTTTTTATCCTTATGGCAAGCCAAAGAACGGCCAATGCGACACATGCAATGTTTAGCATCATGCTCGCACCTCCGTAATTGATTTTAAACCGTTCCCACCATGATAGTTTTCTTTCCACAGGATAGGGCCTTGGCACTTCAATTCTTCTTATCTTTTCAATGAAGTAGGGTATTTTAACCGTCACCGTAGATTGGGGATAGATGCCTAATGAGTGGTTCAATATCCCCTTATTCCAAGACGCATAACTATAAGCATACGGGTTATGCAGGAATGACACAGTATCGCGGGTAGACACGCTGTCTTTGTAAGGTATCAGCTTCTCCTGAAATGTTGTATCGTGGTAGACTATACTGTCAAGCACTTTGGTTTCAACAGGCACGTAGACCGTCCTCGTTCGGCACGAAGCAAACACGAACACCAGCAGCATAGCCAGCAATCCAACAGACGCCCAAAACAATAGCTTTCTTAGTTCTTTCATAATTTTTCCCAGTTTTCTTTTAACCATGTTATTTCATCATCGGTAAGCGTGCGATTAAAAAGAAGAATATCGCCATGACAACCGACAAACTCTCCATGAAGCTGTCCTCCTATTGCTAATACTTCACCGTCAGACGAATCACCGAAAGAGATAGGATTTCCGTTATAAGATTGCTTTGTCTGATAAGTTATGCCACTTTTATTTCTTAAATCGTCAATTCCCGTTGATTGTGAAAATGAAAAGGTTTCACTATTTAATGAAACATTGATTTTTTCAAAAGTAAATGCACAATTAGGCCAAATGTTTCCCTTATTAACAAATACTCTATTCCCGTTATTCTCAAACCACGTCCTATCAGCAATAATAGTATAATCACTCAAGATAGGAAGTCCATAAGCAACCCCATAAGAACTACCATTATAACATAACTGGTTGGGGTAGTCGGGAATTTGGGTAAAACAGACATTATCTACACAATCGGTTAAACATTTAATTCCGACACCATTATTTGTTTCTACAACGTAACTTGCAGGCAATTCATACACACCGTCTTTATTAATTTTAAAATAAAATCGAATGCCGTTTTCATCGTAACCCCAATACTCAAAAATATCATTAACGATTCCTTTTACTTTTATTTTTAGAGGGGCAATATTGATATTAGGATCTTTAAACTGAAATAACCAGCCGGCAACATGACCTGATAGTGAACAAATACTGTTTGCCTGTATATCTGTATATGATAGGTATACTGAATTAATTCTTAAATCAGACGTGAAGTCATACAAATATAACCCTATCCCGCTATCCAGTTTCCCCTTAAATTTATAGAGAAACAAATCATGTCCATTGCCACTGAAATCTTTAGCTTTAGAGGTAGGAAGTTGAGTAATTTTGATATTGCATTCTCCGACAGTATTCGTCTTAAAACCAAAAAAACGAGTATTATTCTTAAAAGTATATATGCCGTCTTTTTTAATTTCCCCTCTTCCTGTATTATCTGAAACAATCAGAAATAAATCATCAGATACTCCAGTGACATTAATAGTTAAATCAGAATAAGGTTCTTGTTTATCTTCAATAATATTATAAAGTTCTTTACTTTCAGTAATAAGAATTGTATTTTGAGTAACAGTTACCGTACCCCTATTAGGAAATGTATTCCACGTTGTAAAGTCCTCCGCATAGCTTTCAATCACATCATATTCAGTCAATCCTTGCTTGCGAGGAGAATACCAACAAACAATACTTTCTTTGAGACCGGACGGCCATGCAAGCCTATTACCGGAACGATCAGCAGGCAGCCCGATAGTAGAAAGGCCCAAAGAGGGCATCCTAAATTCAGGGATTCGGATAGGAGGAATATTGATTTGTTTCATTGTTACCCCTCCTTAACAACCTTAGCTTCCAACACTTCCGTAAACGATTCAACCGACACATTAACCCCTGCCGGGACATCTACATTGAAAATCAAGTTAGCACTACCGTTGTACGGGCCATAGCCGCCTACGTAGATTGCATCCATGCCGTCAATGTTGGCATAGATATTTAGCGCACCTGCTTCTTCTCTCTTCACCTGTATGGTAACAGGGCCCTCGGATACGAAAGATGCTACGTACTTGTTTTCCTCGTTTTTGCTGAATGATAAATCTGTTGCTGCCATAATGCTTTTATTTAATTGTTAATAATTATCTTATGTAATTACGATTCAAATCCCAAATATTTCATAATACCCCACACATGAAGCGAGACAATAGCCCTTTTACCTTCCTCGGACAACAAGAACTCCACATCCTCCCTATTATCCTGGAACAGATTCTCAGTAAGAACAGCCGGACAATTCGTATGCCTCAGTATGTAAAACTGTGATTCTTTGTCCGGATCACCATCTGCCATATCCTTGCGCATTTTCATCCCCGGCAAACAGTGTTCAGCATCCTCGTACAGACAAGTAGCCAGTTTATCAGCCTTTGTTTTGCCAACACTGGTCCATGCTTCCCAACCGCGGGCAGACATCCAATCACTTCCATTACCGGCAGCATTGCAGTGAATAGAAACAAGTATAGCTTCAGAAGCTTTATACTCATTCACTCTACGGCATCTCTCTGCCAATGGAACATCAATTTCTTCCTTGACGATACGTTCAGCGTCAATTCCGTTCTTTCTAAGCTCCATCACCAGACGTTCAGCTATCTCACGAGTATAAGCATACTCCCTCAACCGGCCGTCCGGAGAACACTTGCCAGGAGTGTTACTGCCATGCCCGTTGTCAATCAAGACTTTCATTTATTTTCCTCCTTATCTTTCGTTATTATCTCACTAACATCTTCCTTATCAACATTAAAAACCTTTTTGCAGAATATGCCCAAAGCTTTTAATACATTGAAATCATACCCTTTAGGCTTTAATATGTTGCTTATAATAGAACAAAACTCTATAAAGCACACAAAGAGACAGGTATATATATCAATGTTCCACTTGTCTCCGGAAGCAATGTTTATCATCACAACCATGCAGACAAAGGCAAAGTAAGTTACCATTTTACCCATAGTACGGCGTATGGCTCCGGAGAAACGTACTTCCTCATTCATTAATAAACTCTTCCTAACTCCAAACGCCAAATCGCAGATAATAACTGCAAATGATACTATCAGCCAAGGTATCATGTGCTCCAATGACCGTACAATAAAGCTGCTTGCTATCATCGCGAATCCACCCGGTATGCTTTGGGTAATAATGTTTTCTTTCATTTTATCGTTATGTTTAAATTTCTTCCTATCTTTGTGTCACGTACAAACTGTAAGCGTAAATTTGATTAATCAGGCAGACTTTAGTTATCAAGATTACTGTTCGTATTGCTCGTCTGCCTTGCCCGCCTTATTCGTGAGAACATGGCGGGTTTCTTATCCCCATACTTTTTCGTTTCTGATCCCATTTCTTTTTCTTGTTTGAAATTATTTATATATTTGTATCATTCATAGTATCAGAACTAACTACTGCATCCCCGTTTGGCTCGTGAGAGTGGAACGGGGGTTATTATTACTAAGGATTATCTACCCATTCGCCTGTATCCATGTTTTGATATCGGCTAAACAACACACCCGCCTTGCCATTGACAACAATAGTCAAACTGACAAATAGGAATTGCGTGTATTCCATTCTTGGTGAATAGAAACTGCCTGACATTCCGAATGATTTAGTCTCTCCCGGCTGTGCTCCAGTTATAACCGGGCCGAAATAATCACTGTCTCCCTCGCTATAATTTTCAATATAAGCCGTTATCTCTACATTGTGGGTTACATTGCCATTGTTCTTTATGTAACCGCTAACATCATATACAAGCCAAGCAGGCTCATCGTAATTCACAGTTTCTGTATATAGTACCTTGGGATAGCCAACCAGCTCATATTGAAGCGTAGGATTGTAGGTGCTTTTAAGCGCCGCCCTCCCGTATCCGGAATTAGAATCAGGAGCTAAGTAATATTCAGCTCCTGACGGAGGAGGAGCGGATTCATTTCCGCCTGTGTACATGTTAGGAGAAAGTATGGTGTACATGTCTATTGTATCACCTTCTTTCCAGCTTTGAAGAAGTGGAACGCTTAATGTGTCTGACGAAAAGTATTGTAAGGTTGTGGCGGACGTCCTGTATGCAGATTGATTTCTCGTCCTGTTCAAGGCCATTATTCCCGGATACCAATTAAGTTCATCAGAATGTACGTCTTTTGCCCTGATATTTCCTTCGGGTAAATCAAAATCATCATCTATATCCAATGTCACATAATTGTATCTATCAGGTTCATCTATGCTTAGCTCTGCCGGGAATCCAGTTCTTACCGGGGATATAGCAGCGCTGTTATAACCTCTGAAATCCTCCAGTCTATAAGGTTCGGCCACTCCTCCCCTTGGTATATTGTACCCCCAAGATATATCACCACCTATGTTGTAAGTGTCTACTTTTACCACATAAATACCGTATCGAGCATCATTGAAATCGGAATCGGACATTCCAAAATCTTTCCTATATCGAACAGGTTTGCGCTTTGAAAACTTATTAATTCTTGCATCCGCGGTAAAGTAACTTGGCGCATAATTGATATTAACACTGCCTCCTGCATCACGCAGAACCGCACCTACTTCGGAACTTAGATCAACATCGATATTAGGTATAATAGCCATATCATACCTCCTTCCGTATAATGGTGATACCACCAGTAACAGCAATAGACATATCACTGTCACCGTCAATCTCGTAGTCTCCATGTACGACCCTGTCCGCTTCATATAGGCTTTCATCTGCATAACAATTCCAATTAGAGGATGTTACCCCCCCCCCCTCGCAAGTGTTGATAACCAATAGGTTACCAATAACCAACAAATCAACCTTTACCTTTTTCATGACACAACCCTTCTTGATTACTGAACCATTACTTCTTGAATTTTGATTATATCATCTACCTTGAAGTCATTGCTGGAGATGAATTTACCGAAAGCATCTTCTGATAGTTTTTCATATTCCAATTCATGCTTTTTTTCCGTTTCTTCTTTCAGGCACTCTTCCAACTTCTTGTAGTATTCGTTAAAGAACTTGTTGATTTCCCTACGCTCATCTTCTGCCAAAGTGGTTTTATCGCCATCCTTTTGCCATTGCTGGGCTTTCTTCTGCATCTCCTCGAAGTTTTCCCCTTTTAATTTTTCCTGCGCGTCTTTCTGAAAATCGTCAAAGTCGGCCGCAATAGGTTTGAGCTTTCTTACTGCCTTAATCACAATGAACTTATCCTTATCTTCCATTTTGGTAAGTTTGCTATCATTAAGGAGCTTATATACCGACAGAACGGTATTCGTTGTCATTTCCTTTTTTGATTTTTTATTTTCGCTCATTTTATTATTCTTTTAATAGTTGTACAATTACAATGAAACAGGCTGTGCGGTAGCTATCTTGGCTTTCGTGTCAACAATAAAGGTATTGACGGCCGCGGTAATCTCGCACTGCTCCTGCTTGTCTCCCACGTTATGGTTGATGCTCAGGTTCTCGTTTCCGTAACTGTTGAAAGTAGCCACCTGTGAGCCGTCTTTCTTCACTGTGCCTGAATTGATGTTACCTACAATGCCGTTGTTTATCTCAGCATCCGCTTCAATGTCATAGACCTTAGATTCGTCTACGGAGTTATTTACTCTTACTGTTGCTCTCACTAACTTTTCATAAGCCACTTTTTCTGCGGCGGTTGTTGATGTACTCATAACTTTTGTTTTTATTGGTTTACTATTCTACTATTATCATATTGTCATTTGCATCTACTTGCATCGATGCGATTTTCATTTGTGAAAGGCCGATGATTCCCAGTATCTCTATCCCGGTCTCACGCTCTATGCTGTTTCTCACGCCTGATATGTCGGTAATGAGGAACTGCGGAATATCTTTCCCACCAAACCGCACAAGCGTATTGCAGTAATACACATCTTCCATTTCACCGCCAGCACCAACAAGAGAGCCGGGGTATTTGCGTCCTCTCACGATGTCGAACTTCTTTACCTTGTCCTCGGCAATAAGCCCAACACTCGCACCTGTATCAATAAGGAAGAAGCCTTTCTTCCCGTTTACCTCGGCTTCAATGATAAGCCGCTTGTCTGATAATGATTTGAACTTTTTCATGGTCTATTACATTAATAATTCTGTATATCTACTGTTTGAGATAGTGTTTGTCCATTGATTACGACAGTTACATTCACTTTCTTTGCTCCGTCAAAATTGGATATTTGAGAACCAAGATATGACTTGCCGAAACTAAGGTAGGTATCGGCGTCAATGTACTCGTTGTAAGTAAATGTGTTTATAACAGATTCATACTGAGTATATATAGTAACCTTGATATTGGCCGATAATCTACTGTTGGTATTATTGTATATCTTGCAGTTTACAGATATTACCTTTGTTCCTGTGCTAATCTTAGTAGCGCTTAATTCTTTTAACTCTACTGGTGGCGCGTAATTCTTCAATGTAACCTCACCGTATGTGAATGTTAACGGCGTGAAGAAACCGGACGTAGGAGCCGTACTTGAACCTACATCCTTAACGCTCGAAACAAAGAGGAATGATTTATATTTTCCGGCAGCATGGCGAACCCTGTCAAATACGAATATAGCATTACCCGGATAATTGCCTATTGTTGGGTCATCAGCGACAGAAGCGTTACCAGTAGCCATATAAAACTCTGTACTACCAATCTTTAGCAGTCCGAGACATAAATAGCTATTTCTCCAATCACCAACTACATTACCTCCCGAATTAATATAATGGAGATCGGCTAATGTAAGGTTGTATTGCTGAGACGGTTGTACGTTAACAGGAACCGTTATTGAAAAGGCGGTTGTGCTGTCAGCCATCATTACAGAGTCATTATAAGGTAGATATGGTTGTACGGCTTCAGTATAATATCCCCTGAAATCTTCAAGCCTTAGGGGTTCCGAAGTGCCACCGACTGGAGGTATATAGGCAAAATAAGGAGTATCACAATTTCCAGCAAGAGGCGAGCCGTTACGGACATAATCAGCCATGTAATTGACATTGTCCCAATACGGAACATTAGACAATCCCCAGTTTCTTGAACTGCGCTCATTATCGGTTACGTTAAAGTTTTTCGGGTATTTGAACGGCTTATACTTCGCCCATTCTCTAATATTTGCATCCGCCGTAAAAAAGCTTGGCGCATAATTGATATTAACATTACCCCCTGCATCCCTCAGCACCGCACCGATGTTGTTTGACAGGTTAATATTGGTATCGGGTATTATTGCCATTATGCTGCCCTCCTTTCCAGTTCGATAATACGGTTCATCATTTCTTTATTGCTATCTTTCAGCTCCTTGTTCTCTCTTTCAAGAAATTCTATTCTCGTTTCGTGGTTATTGAAGTCCTCTATCAAAAATCTTTGGAAATGCTTCGCCATAGACAGTACACATGTAGTTGCAAGCACATCATAACTCATTGTGAAGAAGCCCTCATTGTCTGTGTCTGTCACCTGTGGAAGAAAAACGTTCCAATACTGGGCGCTCGTTCCTGCTCTGACCTTGCATTTTTCATCTGTCTTGAAAATGTAATCGAAAAGGTCAGCATTTGCCATTACGTCAAGAGGTACGATGATGCTGTTCAGGACGTTCTTCTTTCTTAAGTCGGAGTACATGGTTATTCCGCCATTGGTGAGAAGATTACCCGGGCAAATAGTATTGCCACTTCCATCCAGCAGCGTTAAAGTTCTTGTAACTGATGAAAACGCACCTGTGTATTGCCTTACATAGATAGGCTCTGTGCCGTCATCCGCTGTTGCAATCTCTACCCAGCCTTGATTTGACGAGCCACCGCACCTGATACGGAATAAATCATTATCTGCCATTTGCTGATATAGCAAGTCACGCTCGTTGCCACCTGATAAGTAATCAAACATGATAGTCCCGTTGACTCCAATACCCCCATTGACATGGAGTTTTTGGCTTGGCGATGTAGTGCCTATGCCGACGTTGCCGCCACCCATACAGCAAATTAAGTCGTTAGGAGAAACATGCTGCAAATACAGAACACTGTTATAATTATTTATCTCACTACCTCTTCCGCTATCATTTCCGTTGTTATCTGTCTCAATGCAGATATTAACAAATTTAGCTCCTCCTGTTACATTGTTTGTTCCGTCAAAAGGCTTACTGAAGATATAGCGAGGGGTTTGCAGCTTGGTGGCGGACGCTACATTGTCCGTAAGCAAGGCATTGGTTCTGTTTACGTCCGAATAAGATGTTTGGGGAGAAACGGATTGATTTTGAATAGTATATGTGGACGTCCTTAATACAGGGTTGGTAAAGCGATCTACATAGAAATCATATACTGCACCTCCTCTGACATATACATATTCGGTAGACGAATTAGTTAACTGTCCTAAACCTCCAATACAATGTGCACCTTGAGCGCCTGCTCCATCTTGTATCTCATTTATTACTCTACGGGCGGATGTCCATCCCCAAGAAGAACCATTAACAGTGTAATCCAATATTAATGACATACGTTTGTCTTCTCTGCCATTCCATGACCCGGGAGCATACGTATTTCCTTGTACTCTAATTCTTGTTTGCAGAGAATTATCGATACCCATTGTAACAGGATACCACGTATTGTTATCAAGTCCTGTTGTATCTATGCTCACCTTATGATAGCTTTCAAAAGAATAGTAATGATACCCGTCCAACAAATCCGCATCCATCCCTGAACCTGAACCATCGTTGCCGGCATGCCAAACTTTATAATTATTAGACCCTAAAAGAATATTTACGTCCCCACTTACCCAGTCTTGATTAATATCAGTTTTAGCTATTCTTAGGTTACCGTCTCCGTCTGTGAAGTTAATTCCAATTCTATTGGAACCTGCGTTATTAAAACTGATAGCAGACTTGGTTCTTGGAATATATACAAGGTCAATGCTGGAATTTGCATTAAATAACAATGTTCCCGTCATCGTATCCCCGGCCTTGTTGACGTAGCGATTATCTGTATAATGAAGATAGTTAACTTCATCAAGAAGCATTCGCCAGCTTTTCTTATCATCATCCCATCCTGATCTAAATTGTATGCCATTAGGTCCATCATTAGGATCTGACGAAGAGTGAGTAGAATATAATTGGAATCTTGAAGATCCAGCTATAAAAGATGTTACTTGTCCATAACCATGTCTTTTAATAGTAACTCCGTCTGGAAAAGCATTCAAATAAGTAAATGTTCCAAGTTTTTGCCACATGAAATCATCACCATCGTCAGTTGTGTAACCAAAATATCGGAAAAATCTTCCATCAGCATCAGACTGTGTATACGCATCCGTAATCCCATATCCCCCCAGCGTAGTAGGATGAGAGGACAACTCACTGAACGAATAACTCGGCTTGTTCGGCTGCTTGGCCCAAGAATACACGTCACTTGCTGGCAATGTGGTTGGGTAATTAGGCAATGTAATAAGCTTTGTGGTTTCATCAGGAGAATAGGTTGTTCCGTTAAGGATAATCCCGTCTACCGAACCACCGCCAACACCGCCTATTACGCTTAATACACCACCCTCTTTGGATAATGTAGTATTGTCAATCGGAAGCGCATCAAGAATGGTAGATGCCGTATGACTGCCTTGTGCAAACATGGTAAGACTACCTGTCAAAATCAAATCACCGTCTAACTCAACCACTCCGTCAGAATGCTTCTTCACAAGTATATCACCGATATTCAAGCCATTTATAAACGACTTGATACCTGTAATGTCCTGTGCACCCGATTTGGTTACGTAATCGGCTAATAGCCCGGATATGTCGTTTTTGGTGTATGCGTCTGTGATGCCATAGCCCGCAAGGGTGGTAGGCTTATTCTGTATCTCACTGAAATTATAGGTCGGTTTGGTGGCGCCTATCCATGAGGGTTTGTCCGAAACATTCTCCCAATTGGTAGGGAACACTGACGGTTTACCGCCAATTTCATCCCATGAGTAAGAGGGCTTTGTACTACCTATCCAGCTGGGTTTTCCTGATATGTTGCCCCATTCAAGCGAAGTCGGATAATTAGGCAAGGTGATTATTCCGTCCTCATTAGGAGTGTAAGTATTACCGTTAACCACTATACCATTAGCAGTACCCTTTCCACCTGTTGCGACAAGCTTTCCGTCAACCCACTGTATTGTCACACCGTCTATTGGGAGACCTTCGTAGATTGAAGGGACTTGAACGTCTGCGCCTGCGTACATGGTTACTCCGTAGGCGGTAATCAACGGTTTGGTTAAGAACAAGTATTCCTTTCCGTTATCGTCAACCCTCTCTTCAAGGTTTCTGTCCCAAACGACTTTGTCAAGCTTCTTTCTATATTGTTTGCTTAGTTCGCTTTGTGATGAAAACTTATTATTTACAGATGTTTCAATCTCGCTAATCTGTCCTTGTATTCTTTCAAGGGTGCTTGCGCTTGGCTCATTATTCAGGGTTACTTCAAATGTCGGTATTAACCCTTCTCCCTCTTTTATAGAGAGAGACTGTATTATCACGTTCTCATGGTCTATCCCCATTTCGGGATCATTCACAGTAAGCCGCTTACCTTCCATTATTTCATTATAGAAGTTAGCGTTTCTTGCCATGAAAATTTCGTCAACGCCTATATTGTAAGAGTAGTTTGTGCTGCTGTATTTGGCAAGATACTCTTTAGCCCTTTCCAATAACCTGTTTTCGGCAGCACGAATATATTCCTGTGGCATGAGTATGTTCAGAAGAACAAACTTGTCCCCGGCTTTCATGTTCCAGTCCTTGTTAGGAACTGTGAAATTATCTGTATCCGCTTCTTCGAGGGTGTTTCTTCCGAGCGTAAGGGTGTAGCTGCCGTCCGAAGCCTTAACTATTTTGGCAATAGCGAAGGCATACCCTTGCAATGCACCGTTCTTCATGGAAAGCTGCGCTTCTGGCATATAGCTTTCGTTTAAGTCAAATCCCAAGTCATAAAGCTGTACCGTAAAAGTGGGTTGCGTTTCACTTGTTATTGCGTCAACACTCTTTATCTCGTCAATAGCCTGTCCGGCAGAGTTCTTCATCCCCGTAATAGAGGGATAAATATCGTCATAGGTTATCACGCCTTCGCGAATCCCATATTTGGCGATAGCCTCGTTTGACGCCAGCACAAAGTCGGTAACTCCGTCAGTCTTAAAACTTGGCAGCATAAGACGAAGAGGAGATAAGGCGTAGTTGGCGGGGAGAATACTGTCAGTCCATTCAGGCTTTTTCGGATAACTGTAATCAAGGTTTCTTGTGCCACCATAGGCTCGTAACTTAGTTACAATCCCTGTGTCCGCATCAGATATTCGTTCAATCTCATATAACCCCTTACCTTTGCCGTATTCAAAAACATTATTCACTACCGGTTCCGCACCGCCAATGGTAACGCTTCTTCCTTTTACGAAATAATTCAGCTTGTATTCTGTGTTTACAAGAGAAAGAGCGCTCCAGCAGTTTTGGTTACTCATGGAGATGTTCTTTTCCTCGCTGTCTACGCCATCTGCAAGGGTTATGCTCCATACACCTTTCCCGTACATGGCGTCCAAACACGCTTGTATCCTTTCTGCAAGATACTTGACCGTTCCGGTAAACTCAACAACTAAAGGAGTAGGGTAGACTATTCCGTTGTCACTGGGAACAATATTACGCATCATGCACCTTTCAAGCTCGTATTTCAGAGAAACGAAATTAAGGTCATAACTGTATTGATGCTTTGATATTTTCTTTACCGTAGGAAGAAGCTCCAGTTCAAACCGTTCTCCTCTATAATCTATGTAATCAAATACGTCAAAGTTTATTTTGGCATCAGATATAAAAGTTGATGTGCACGCGCGTTCCGCCATGAAAACCCCGGTGTACTCCAGCTTATCCAGTACACATCTGACTGTTTGTCCGTCCTTGCTATATACCGTAAACCGTCCCATTAGATCGAAAGTGTTATTTGAGTTTGAGGGTCAGTAACCCGGAATGTAACACTGAATGTCAACACATCTCCCTCGTCAGTCTTGCGAACGAAAAGATCCGGTTCTACGGATTTGTAGTAGACACCCTGCCTGCCTATCTTGGTGTAGGTGTCGTAAACCTTAAGCTCTGCACCGGAATTGTCTTTGCCGGAAAGGTAATCCAAAAAGCCAATCACCTTTTCATTGGCTGTATCCATTTCTCCCTTGTATGCAAATTCCACGTCAAGATCATAGGCTTGCATGTAAAGTCTATCAGGGATAAATGTATCCTCTCCGTCCTCGTCTTTCCAGTCTCTCTTCGGCAATTCTTTAGTTTCTCCGTAAACAGCAAACGGAAAGTCCTTGCACACAACTCCCCATTGGGACTTTGTATCAATAACAGGACTTCCCGGCTTACTCTTTTGAAAATAGATACTGTAAAGCTTTGCCATGTGTTATCTTGAGTTTGTGTTGTAAAAAAAACAAAAAGAGCCAACTAACGGGAATACCGTTAATCAGCTCTTTGGCTTGTTCAATGTTGATGCAAATATATAGAATATATTCTAAATAATCAATACAAAAACATAGAAAATAGATGATTTTTATTGCTTCTGCTTATGATTAATAGCCAATACTATCCGGCCATATAAATTTCATTTGCCCGGAGTAACTATTTTCATGTATGGATTTATCATGCGTTTCCCTTTCAGCGTCTTTTCAAGCTCATCTATTCTTTCGTGCGCCATCTGTAAATCTTCGGACAGGCGCAATAATTGTCTCGCAAGGGAAACATTCTCTTTCTGCAATTCGTATATTTTTTCTTCCATGATGAAATATTTGTTTAGATATTAATAATAGGGTATAGTTATGGCTATCGGGCATTTGAACCGACTGCTAATTTATTAAATAGCGCGATTAGTATTTCCTCATGCAGCTTACGAATAAGGCTATAATAGATATAATAATACCTATGACGGAAAGTATTAAATTCCAATTAACAGGATTATGCAAGTTTGGATTAACGGCAAGGTAATGCTTTCCCTCTTCGGTGAGTTTGACACTCCACACTTGACCGCCAACCAAATAAGAAGCCTTTACTAACCCTTTTCTTTCAATAGAGCGAACGGATGCGGCAAATACATGCTTCGGATATGTAACAGGACATTCTCCGCCAAATTCCGAAACAATCCTAAATGCTTGCTTTTCCTCCTTTGTAAGTCTTATTCGCTCCATAACCTACTCGTTTTCTGCAAATTTACTAAATACTACGCAAATATGTGTTGTTGCGCTATACTATTTTATAGGCGAAATCTTTCTGTCAGAAGGTTTCCCACCGAACAACTGATTGATATAAGCAAGTCCTTTGGGCTTACAAAGTACCTTTTGATATAATATGTCGGGGTGGCTGTCTCTGTGTATAGGCGGTAACAGCGTCATTTCAAAATACCCGGCGTCAATGTACTTTTGTTTCGGTTCGTTCCTGTCTTTAAAGAATACGCCCACTTCCTTTAACTTTTTGAAAAGGGTGTTTCTCCCGAAACCGAGGTTGAGAATCTTTGCGGCTTGACCTATGTCTACTTTGCCCTCTGCTTTGAAAGCGGCTTCGGCAAAGTCGGCTTTGGGTTTTAGTTTGGCGTTCTTCTCTTCAAGCTGCTTCTTTTCTTGTTCTAATCTCGCCTTTTCCTCACGCTCATTTTTTAACTGTGTGGCAAGGCTGATAACAAGATCGGGGTTGTTTATCATCTGCTCCAAAGTTGGCTGCGTGGCGGTCATGCCGTACCGCATCAGCTCATCAAGTTTTTCAGTACACCACAACTTTAAATCAATGTCTAACCATTGGCAGAAATCAACTACTATTAATCTATGCATCCAAGTACCGGGAGCCATTCCACCTCTTTCTGTTCTAACTAATTGATTTTCAGCAATACCATATTTTCTTGTAATGGCACTAATTAATTGATTTGTAGCAGGTAAGGATAGATAATCATTAGGACGCTTCCCGTATATTTTAGCAAGCTGTGTGGCGTTAACCATAACATCATCTTTGATGTCAAAAAGTACCTCGTTTCCATTATAAGAGAAAGTCTTGCTCGTCTCGTGAGCGGACGCAATTTGTACGGTACTATTATTCCCGTTCAAATAGATTTCATTTGGTTGTCGCATGAAATGAAATTATTTGTTTATAAAAAAGGAGAAGTACACCCTAAGTCTGCGACAACCTCTTTACTGCTATGCGGCAAATAAAGACACGAGTGTAACTTCTCCATTATATTATTAAAAAAAAATATCCGTATGGATATAAAAAATCCACATAGCTGTTATGTAAATAAAGTTGTCGCATCGCAAAGATAGATATAATCTTTGAAAGCGCAAACTTCTTATTAGAAAATCAATTTTTTTCATGTATTTTCTATGTTTTTGTGCAAATATATAGAAAATAGATGATTTTTCTCAAGTGATGCGGATAATAAAAGGGTGGATGTGTTTTATAACATACTGTATATTACAACAACGTGGGTTAATTATGACGACCTTTGTTAAACAAAATATTAGAACATGAGTATTTCCAATTTATTTAAGAAGAAGGAATTAAGGGAAATTCAAGAACTGAATACCTCTATTTTGGATCTGCAAGGAAAACTGCAATCTAAAGAATGGGACTATGATAGGCTCCAAGAGAGGATGCAATCTAAAGAAAATGAATGCGAACAACTTAGAAATGAAATTTGCTTATTTAATAAAAAAAAAGATTTATTCTCCAACTATGAAAAATTTGCAAATATAGAAGCTGAAAAAAATAAATTATTATCTGATATACAAAATAATAAAGAACTATTTCTAAATATAGAAGGCGAGATAGAAAAACTTAAAGAAGAAAGCGCCCTGCTGTCGAATGAGATATCTACAAAAAGAGCAGAAATATTACAACTGAACGATGTAATACTTTTACAAGAATTTGGATTGTATGAACCTGTATATGATTTTGCAACATCAGATAAATATAAAGAAAGACTTGAATCCGTAAGGGAAGAGCAAAAAGATTGTATCCGTAATGGGAATGCTGCATTATGTAGTAAGGAATGGGCCATTAATGGAAGCTATTCCAAAGGGATCGTCTTAATAAAAAAGAATATTAAGCAAATCGTTAGAAGTTTTAATAACGAATGCGATGTGCTTATTAGCAAAGTTAAGTTTAATAATGCGGAAGCATATATTCACAAGATCGTGAAATCATACGATGATTTAAACAAGTTGCACGAGCCAATGAGCATACACATTACGCAATCATATTTAAATTTAAAAATAAAAGAATTAAGGCTTGCTTATGAATATGCCATGAAAAAACAAGCAGAAAGAGATGAGCAACGTGCTATAAGGGAGAGAATGAGGGAGGAGGCCAAACTCATGGAGGAAATAGAGATACGCAGAAAGGAAGTTGCTAAAGAATTGTCGCATTATAATAAACAGGCTATACAAGTGGAGGAATTATTGTTAAAAGCACCGGAAGAGGATAAGCAGCATTTAATCGAAAGGAAAGCGTTTATTACTGATAGATTGAATGAATTAGACCGAGAAATTAAAGAAATGGATTACAGAGAAGCAAACAAAAAGGCTGGGTATGTATATGTGATTTCTAATATTGGTTCGTTTGGAGAGAATGTATATAAGATAGGTATGACCCGTAGACTTGAACCTATGGATAGAGTTGATGAACTTGGTAGTGCATCTGTTCCTTTTAAATTTGATGTGCACGCTATGATATTCTCAGAGGATGCGCCAAAATTAGAATCTGCGCTTCATCGCGCTTTTGAATCTAAAAAGGTGAATATGGTGAATAATAGGAAAGAGTTTTTCAAAGTCTCTTTGGAAGAGATAGAGAAAGTAGTAAGGGAAAATTTTGAAAAAGCTGTGGAATTTATTCAAATGCCTAATGCCGAGCAATATAGAGAGACTTTAAAAATAACATCATTAGATAAAAACAATTAATTATGCATTTAGGTTTTATACTTTTGACAATAATTTTAGTTATAATAGTGTGGAATACTAACCCGGCGCTTGTTATTATATCCGTAGTGATAGGAGTTACGTTTGCGATTGCAAAAACAAAAGGAAGTAATATTAATGAAGATAAAAAAAAATCAATAGGAAATGATGACGGTTTTCAGCCGCAAGCGGGTTCGTTTCCAAAATACGAAAAAGAGGAAAAGTATGACGAAGAATTATATGATACAATTGAAGTAATCGAAGAGGAGCCGCAAAAAAATATCGAGGAAGCAAAACAAGAAAGCATTTATTTGGAAGAAGAATATGAGCCCAGATGCAAGTACTGTAATAATTTGACTTCAAATATAGATAATATAGACTTAGAGGCGTGGGATGGTCTTTCTTTTTCAATGGATGAAATTTGTGGGACATGGAAATTTAAAGACGTAAAACCGATCCGAACCGTTGTCATAAATTCTAATATGACATATTCAGACTCCACAGTAACAAAGAAAAAGAGTTACCCTTTTATTATAGATGGAAACCATATATGTTTTTATGGAGATGATGGCAAGTTATTATCATCATGGAATATCATAGAGCTGTTGAAAGGCAATATTCTGCATGTTATCTTAAAACATTATTTTTCAGGAGATATGTTTAAATCTTTAAATCGGCCATTTGATATGTATTTAGAGAAAGTGGGAGATAGCCTTGTATAATATGAATTCGATTACCATAGCCTCAGGTCAATCGGAATTTTCTCTGCTTTTCTTGCCTTACATATTTTCGTTCTATCTTTCTAAAATTACTATTGTTAAAAAACTGATTTATTGGTTATTTATTTGCTTGTTCGTTCTATCTTTCTTATATTTGCATAT